TTCCAGATTAAAGCCTCATCACACTCACCACCAAAAGATGCAAGTGTTGGATAACAAACCCACACTTCGTTTTCTTGATGGTTAAGAATAAGGAATAATTGTTTTTCATGAATAGGGTTTAGGTTATTAAAGAAATACTGAGCTACTCTATTATCAGAAAGCGATTGAATATCACCGGGGTTACCAGCAAAAACGTATAAGTCATTACTGCCTACAACAAACAGCTTGCCGTCATATTCAGTAATAGAGCCACGTCCAATACAACCATACTCATCTGTAACAGGACTAAACGAAACAGGTGCCAAAGTATTACCTGTTAATCGCATAACGTGAATTGAATCTGTACTGAAGATATACATGTTACCTTGCAGCGATTTCATATCCTGAATTGTATTTGTTTCTGACAAAGTAAATTCATCGGCTGTACTGACGCCTGCGCTAAATGGGTCCCAGTTATTTGGAACAGTACCAGGAGCTGCTACATCAGATGTTCTAACAACACCGGATAAGCGCCGAACGATTGCATTACTTACCGCATCTCTTTCAGTTAAATCACCGGCAACTAGTATATCACCAAAAGATCTAATGATACCTGCTGTTACATGTACCAAGTTACGAGAGGTTATAGTTACAGTTACAGTAATACCGGCTGTTAAACCACCTACATATACAACTGTAGTATTTGTTAGTGGGTCGGTATAGATTTGAAACTTACTATTAGAAACAGCTGGAAGTGTACTTGGTAAAAGACCTGGTATAAAGTTTGCTGTATTAGTTGTACCGGTACCAGGCGGCGTTCCAGCTTCCGCTGTTCTTGCGCCACCACCCACTGTAACAGTAATGCTATTCAATGCAAAGTCAACCTTCTGCCCAACATCAAATAATGCTGAATCACCAGTTCTCCAAGTATCCGTAACAACCTGTTGCTGTACATTATAATTATCCCAACCTGGTAGATCAGCTAATACAATATTATTAATATCAGTATTTCCAGAAGGATCTAGAATATAATGAGGATGGTCTAAACCGTTATTAAGAATAAAAGCAAAGCCACCAGTAAATGCAGTATGCTGCCAACCTGATGTAGTAAACGACATACCATCTGGAAAGTGATCTGGTGTAATATCTTTCTTAGTACCTAAATGGTTTTGAATATAAACCTTTTGACCAATGATAATGTTGTTACGAATATAATCTACTACGAAAATATAGTAACAACCACTAGGTGCAAGGTTTGGATTATCCCATACTGCAAAGTATCGGACTTCTCCAAACTTTTCACCGGGTGCTGTAAGATCACTAGTAATATTATTAAGTAGAATTTCACCAGTAATTTTTCTAATAGCACCATCCCTAAACCTAATATTTCTTACATCCGTAAATACATTAGGTGCCAAGGCAACTGGAGGAGTATCAATAACCACTCCTTGTGATGCTATATCAACAACAGAAATTGTATCTTCTGCCATACTACTCCTCCGTTATATTATAATTATGAGCACTCTTTCTGGCCAGTAAGCGGGTCGATAAAGCAAGCCTCAACCTTTCCCTCTTCTTTAACCACTTCCTCAGTCTCGCTAAGTATCTTCGTTTCTTTTTCCACGGTTTCTTCAACGACGTTAAGGATTCCAAATCTTTTTCCCGATAGTCGGAATGTTGTACACCCCTTCGCCCCGCCCTTCCAGGCATCAACATAGACCTTTTTAAAGTCTTCATAAGAAACATCATCCCCCACATTGCAGGTCTTTGAGCAAGCTGAATCAATGTAATGCTGAGCTAAGAGTAACACAGCAAGGTGATCCTGCACTGAAATATCATTTGCGGTTCTACCTTTTATACCGTGTGCATAAGCATAATCCTCTACGCGTTCTACTTTTGGACCTTCAAATGTTTGAATAGTTCTTTCATAGTAATGTGAGAAGACGGGTTCAATACCACCAGAAACATTATCAGCTACTAAAGATATAGTACCCGTAGGCGCAATAGAAGTAAGATGACTATTACGAATTCCATATTCACGAATCTCTTTCTTTACTGAAGCAGGTAAGCTTCTAATAAAGTTTGACTTAAGATAATCTTCGCGATACATAGGGAATGCACCTTTCTCTGCTGCTAATCGCGCTGATGCTCGATAGCAATTGTCACGCAAGCAGGCGAATACTTTTTCTGCCCACACAAGAAATTCTGGTGAGGCATACGGCATTCCGAGCATTTCTCCGGCATTAGCCAAACCAGTGACGCCAAGTCCCATACGGCGCTTGTTTTTTGCTTCGTCCGATTGTTGTTTGAGTGGGTAAATAGTTCTGTCAATAATATTATCCTGCGCTCTTACTACATCTGGAATATCTTTTTTAAATTGCGTAAAGTCGAATTCATTATCTATAACATATTTTGTAAGATTAAATGAACCAAGTAAACATGCACCATAAGCTGGAAGCGGTTGTTCACCACATGGATTAGTTGCACGAATCTCTTCACAATAAAATAAGTTATTCATTTCAGCTATGCGATCAATAAATAAAACACCAGGCTCAGCCCAATCCCAAGTACTAAGCATGATTTTATCCCATAGATCTTTGGCGGATACTGTACGATAGACGATTCCATCATAGCACAATTCAAAAGAATCATCCCCATCATTTTGAAGTGCCTCCATAAATTTATCAGTAATACCAACACTAATATTAAAACCAGTAAGCTTATCTGAATTACGCTTAGCAGTAACAAACTCTTCAATATCAGGATGGTCTACTCGTAGTACACCCATTTGAGCACCGCGTCGATGCCCTGATGATGCAATAGTTTGACACACCGCATCAAAGATACCCATAAAAGAAACAGGACCTGATGCTTGAGAATCTAAAGATTTAATTTTATCACCGCGTGGGCGGAGCTTAGAAAAGTCATAACCAATTCCACCACCACGTCGCATTGTTTCGGCAGCTTCTCCAGCTCTTTCCATAATATTAGTCATACTGTCTTCAATATCACCTGATACAAAACAGTTATATGCTGTTGTAATTCTATTAGAACCAATAGCAGATTGTACTCTACCAGCAGGTAAAAATCTCATATTACCTAAAATGTCTTCAAGACTATACCGATGTTCTTGACCATCGCATAAAGCTCTTGCTATTCTTTTTATTTTATCATTAAAGCTTTCGCCAGTTTGTCTATATTTCATCTCATCAATTTCTTGAGATAAGGACATAGATGGTCCAGAATATTCAGTATTGTGCATTTTTATTTACCTCTGTTAGTTAGATGCGCCTTCCTCTTATAGGGGACATTTAACTCAAAGGTGTACTTTTTGCATTCTTTTTACAAGGCGGTCTGCGCGATTAGGTACTTGGTTATACCATCTACTATTAACCATTTCCTTTGCAGCTATTAGCCAATCGTTATTTTCAACAGCGGCTATAAATTTTGTAAAGCCCGACATTCTAGGCCTACCCATATTAAACATCATATTAGCGATTATTAGTTGTACTTCTTCAGGCAAATCATAGTAAGACGAGAAGAGAGCTTCGCAGTCCTTGAGCACAGAACTGGTGTCGCTAGCAAAGCATTCGTTGACTCTATCTTCCGTAACCTTCGTGCCGACTGCTTGTCCATGTTCCACATCAGTATCTCGAATAAGATGACCAATACCAAAAGTAGGGAAACCAAGGTGATCAAGATAGATTTCGTACTTAACTCCTTCGTCAATTTTTAATTCCTCTCTAAGTTTATCTATATTCATTTAGAAAGCCCCTTTGATTTTTCATAGGTTCGAAGTGTACCTAATCCAAGCAACCCACCTAGTACTGTAAGAAGTGTTGACATATCAAATTCAGGTAGCTCTGGAATATCTATACCAGCAACACTAACACCAAAAATAATTAGCGGTTGAATAACAAAATGATATGCAAATGCTATACCACAAACCCATCCAATAAAAGGACGCCATCCACCTTTAAATAAAGAGCCTGACGCGGCTTCTGCTTTGTTAACTTCAATCTGAGCTAATGCAATACTGTTAGCTTGTTTATCAGCAAGTGTAGCTAGCTCATGTGCTAACAAAGCCTTTTGATCTTTATCTTCAATAAACTTATCTAGTAACCCTGTTACGGGTCCAATTAATGCTTGTATCATGTTGGCTCCCCATTTAATATACAACGATACGCTTTTGGAATATAAACACTTTGTAGCTCAGTTATTTCTTTAGCTATTTCATGCACCCTTTCAACGCATTGCTTTATATTATTATGTAAAAATTTATTATCATGAGCCTCAATGCAATCAAATGTATTAGGTATGCACAATAATAATATTGCTTTAAACATTTTATATCCTCACTATAAAATTATAGCATTAGCATTTTGCATTTGAAAATACATAGCTATGCCATAAAGTATTCCAATACCAATAACTGCTGCAATAAAATAAACAACAATCTCTATAAATTTTTGTCTACGTTCACGTTGACGATATAAAGTTTTTTGGCGTTGTGTTCTAATTTGACCTTCCATAGCAATAAGCTCGTCCCAAGCTTTAGAGCCAAGAGTAAATTGTAACCATTGTTTTAATTCGTCTCTTTGAGTTTGGGCTTTCTTTTTTGCAGCGTATGCCTCTAATGCTTCTTGCTCAATTGATTTGTTTGAAAATAACTTTTTAAATATGGGAGGGTTTTTAGCTTCTTTTTCCGCTTGATCAATATCAGAAAGTGCGCCCATCCATCTACTTAAATCGCCAACCATAGATTCAATATCTCGTCCTACTGAAAAGCCTTTTTTAATTGTATTAAAAGCGGCTGAAGCTGTTGCCATTGCACTAATTGGATCCATTAATATACCCTCACATTTTGTGTATTAATATACTTAGGCACACAATAGGCTGTCACTCGATCCTTTGTATCCACATAACCGTTATATTTATAATTTCCATATTGTTTAGATACTCTACTAGCAAAATATAAGCAATCATTTATATTATAAAAATACATATCATTACTAGTAAGAGTTCTAAACTCACCTGTCCCCAAATACACTAAGAGCAGGAATACATGCGTCATAGCTGTGTTATAAGCATTACGGCTAGGCCAATCATAGATGCCGTTGATATCATAATCATTGCCTCTAGTCGCCACATTCGTTTGTCTAGACTTTCAAGTTTATCATTAACCATTTGGTATCTTATTGCACATTCTTTTTCGTGAGCCTCTAGCTCCATTTGTACTTTAAGTTCAGGTACTAGCTTCTGTTCTATTTTCATTATATTACCTTTATTTTAGGGTGGCTTGGGTATTCAACAGGATATATGTACTCAGTAACAATGTCTTGCTCTTCGCCTTTGTTGTTTAGTCCTGTAATTAAAACCATACCATCCGCAGTTGTTGTGTTAACCATCCGGTCTACTAAAATTTTTTGCTCATTGGTTGGAACATAAGGTAGCACAGATCCTATACATAAAACTAATTCAAACTTCTCATCAGGCCATTCGTACCTAAAGTCTAACTCAGGGTGTAATACTTTTGCTGCATCGTGGATGTCATAACAAACAACAGGCATTGGTAACCTGGCCTCTATGTCGCCTGTTCCGCATCCTACTGATAAAACATTACCGCCTTTATAAAACCTCTTTACTCTTAGTACCTGTCTTGTAACGTATGCTTCATAGTCTGGAAAGAAACCTTTGTATGAACCATCAAGCATACAG